CGTCCAAGACATCAAAAGAAGTAATGCTAGGATAATAACTAAAGCAATTCCATAGCTCCAGCTCGTCAAGTCGCATCCTAGGAACTTCTTTGACATTAAAGCCTCTTTGTATGAATGCAGAGATTGGTAAACGGTAGAATACGGCGCCATTTTCCATAATGACATGGAATAAAATTGGACGACCCGTGATCGAAGCCGCGCCAAAAATGAGACAGTCTTCAACCTCTCCATGATGTTCTTTAAGATCATAGAGATACTCTCTCCGGATCTGTGCATACATCACCGGTATATTTGCATTCAAGTAAGCCATTTAACATAAAACTCCTACGTTGCTAAAAAATAAAGAGCAACAATTACCACTACTACAGCGGCAGATATTTTTGGATTAGCTTTTGCTAATGTCCAAAGTTGTTTCACTTTTTCCATTTTTCCTCCTATTTTATTGTGCCCCAATTTTTCCCTAACTCATAGTCTACTTTGTTAGGAATTTCTAGGGTAACTGCAGATTCCATTATATCCACTATCAATTTAGCTTGTTTATCATCTTTTACTGAAATATCCAACTCATCATGTATTTGAATATGGGGTATAATTGCTTCTTTATAGAGATTGATCATAGCTTTTTTGGTCATATCAGCAGCAGATCCTTGAATTAATTTATTAAGAGCTTTATAGGTAAAAGCACGTTTGATCCCTGGTCCGTGTTCCAAGAGCGCTTGAGCATGAGGCAATGCCTTATGAATCCCAAACTGATTTGGTTCCCATAAATGAAATCTACAAAGTCTTCCTAATAAAGTTCTAATTTTTCCTGAATCCTGAGCACGCTTCATGGTTGCATCCATTAAAGCTTTAACAAAAGGTACACGTCCATGATAAAGCTGAAATAATTCGTTGGCTTTCTCCTTACTCACACCGAGTTCAGCCTGTAATTTATTTTTACCCATTCCATAAAATAATCCAAGATTAATAGTTTTTGCTTGGATTCTAGGAATATTTGCCATGTCTGCCACAATCCTGTGGAAATCTGCGTCTTCATTTTTATAAGACTCAACGACTCCATCAGCCCCATATAAATTTTGTAATGATGCATAATGAACCACGAGTCTTGGTTCTTGCTGATTATAATCAAAACAACCCCACTGATGATATTCTTCAGGTAGGAAAAGGGCCCTGATCCGTGGGCCAAGATCCTTGTTGCGTGCAGGAATCTGCTGAAGATTAGGATTAGCATAACTGAATCGTCCTGTTACGGTTCCTCCATTATCTCCTCGAAGCTGATTAATTTCCGCATAGATTCTACCGTTGTGGGTGTGTTTTAAAATAGTATCAATGAAAGTTGTGTGAGCTTTATTAATCTCTCTGGCTTGAGCAATCTTGTTAACCACAGGGTGAGGATGATGAATTAAAAAATTTTTAGTGAAAGAAGGAGCTTCAGTTTTAACAGTGCGATCATAGGGTAATTTTAATTTGTCAAAAATTTTGGCAATAGATCGTGCAGCCCAAATCTGTACCTCTATTCCTGTTTCGTTCTTTACAGCTTTAAGTAATTTTTGTTCTTGTTCGAGTAATGTTTTCTTTTCGTTGAAAGCTTGTTCTTGATTTACACGTACACCAAGAAATCTCATTTCCACCAAACAAGGAAAGAGGTCTACTTCAAGTTGAAAGATTGAACTGATATCTTGAATTTCTATTTCTTTTTTAAGTTCTTGCCAAAGCTCTAAAGTAATTTCAGCATCCTTCTCGGCGTAGGCTCCTACGTACATCGCAGGTAATTTATACATTTCAACTTTAGCATCAACCCCCCATTCTTTTGCCGCTGTATAGAGAGCGCTTTCATCTTTTCCTTTTCCGGTATAACGTTTGGCACAATTATTTAAATCATAACGCATTTGATTTTCATCAACTAATGCGCAGGCAATCATGGTATCAACAATGCGGCCATGAATCTTGAGCCCTAGATGCCTGATCCAACAGACATCGTACATGGCATTATGAAAAATTTTAATGGCGGGTGTATTAAGAACATCTTGAAACCATTTTAAAACTCTTTTACGGTCCATGTTGCCGCCGCCTTCATGGGCAATCGGATAATAACCCGACCAATTTTTAACAGCGACTGCAATTCCGGTGACATCTCCCTGACCAGTAATAGCTCCGGATCCCATTCTTTTTAATTCAGGATCTTTGGTTTCTAAGTCTATGGAGATTTCTGCGTAAGAAGATAGGTCGGGAAAGTTATCGGGTGGTAACCATTCTGTTTGAGGTTTGAATAAAGGAATCTGCATTATTCCTTTTTCTTGAAGGTAAAACCGTGGGGTAAAAGTGTAGTATGATCGCCGTAATCTCTTTCAATAATCATATCAATATAATGCTTTGCTTTTTCTAAATCTTGAACTTCTCCTTTATGTCTATGTCGACAGATATATTTAATAGCATTCCCCTCTGCAAAAGGCAAATTATTTTCATTTATAAATTGAGCCGGTTGAATCTTCATATCTTTATAATGAGATCCTCCTATTTGTTTCTTATAAACTTTCATATGGGATAACTTTTGTAAAAATTTCTAGGTTCAACAATATGTAAGTGTTGTTTCGTACGTGTTGCACCCACGTAGAACAATCGATTTTCATCATCAGGATTTCTTTCATATCCTTTTTGTGTATTTAAACTTAAATCACTAAGTAGAACTACGTTTTGTTCTTCCCCTCCCTTAGCACCATGTATAGTTGATAATAAAATACGTGGTTTTTTGTTTAATTGTTCTCCATTACTTCTCATCTTTCTAATATAGTCTACTCTTCTAAATGGCGCTTGATCCAAAGCTTCATACCAAACTGCGTCTGTCATTAAACCAAAATCTTTTTTTAATTGAGAGAGATTATAACGGTTATCTTTAACCATTCCAAATATTTTTTCTTTTTGTAGTTTTTTAGGACTTATGTAATTGAATATTTGTTCTAGTTTACTATATTCCAGAGATACACCTTGTCTTAATTTTTCCCAATCAGTGATAGCATCGTATAAATCTTGCTCATAAGAACGTTTGAATTTATTTTTATAGAATAAGCCTTTACGATAAAGTACTTCTTCTAAATCATTTAACATAAATTTAGTACGCGCTAGAACTAACCATTGTCCTTCCTTCATGTTGATATGGTCAAAATCAGGATGACGGGTTAAAGATCCTTCAGCCAAACGTGGACTCCAATTTTTTGCTAATCGATTCGAAACGCGTCCGATAAGACTGAGAGCAAGATCATGAACTTTTCGAGGAACCCTAAAAGATTCTGTTAAATTTAAAAATGTTCCCGTTTGAGCAATGAAACTATCTACATCTGCACCAGCCCATCGAAAAATAGCTTGATCATCATCACCAGCAATATAAGAATCTCCAGATTTGTTCCAGATACTTTTGGCCATGTCCCATTGCATTAAGGATAAATCCTGAGCTTCATCAATAAAGACGACATCAAAATTAGGAGAAGCATCTGATTTAATAAATTTTAAAATCATGTCATTATAATCTACAAGACTATATTCTTTTTTGTATCGTTCTAATTCATGGGATAGAATACGCAACTTTTGAAATTCTACATCTTGAGTATGTTCTTTTAAATCATATTGTTTTTCAAAACTAATATTTCTAAGTTTTGCTAATTGAAGGATACGTAAGTAATCACTTTTAGTATTAAAAATTCCTCCTTCTTCATCATCATATTCTAAATAATCAACAGGAAAATCTAGCTTTTTTCCTAAGTCTTGATAATGATGTGGTTGCATAACATTTTCTTTTCTAATTCCTAGTCTTCTAAAAGCTAATGAATGAAGGGTTCTAAAATAAGGAAGATCGTCTTCACTTAAATTAAATTTTTCCATTGCCCTGTCTCGAGCTTCATAGGCAGCTTTTGTAGTAAAGGCAAAATAACCAATTCTATTAGGATCGGTTTCTTTTAAATGCTCATCTACTTTATTAAGCATCGTTGTAGTTTTACCTGTGCCCGGTGGGCCTAAGACTATTGTTTTCATTAGTAAGGATCCTTTGGTTTGAGTTCTTTAGATTTATAAGGGATTTCTATTCTTTCTAGTGAGCTTGCAACAATTACGGATATTTTCTTTTTTCCTATCATCATTCTTTCTTCTTCACATTTAAAATGTTCCTGTAGCATTCGTTGAGTGACTTGAGATTTTTCATCCCATTTTCTTTTTTGTAAAAATCCATGAAAAAATCTACTGAAAACAAAATAATGTTT